GTTGTAGCTACAAGAACTTGACCCGTAGTTCCAACGCCCGTAACGCCAAGCGCACTTGTTCCATTACCATAAATGATGCCATTAGCCGTAAATGTAGCCGCGCCCGTACCACCACTTGCAACTGTCAAGGCATTCGTGAGAGACAATGTACCGATAGCCGTCGTGGAAGTACTCAAGAACGTAGCATTACCATTTGAGGCAATTGTTAGAGCCGTTACAGCCCCGTTATTACCCGTTTTAAATACAATATTATCAGTCGTGCCTGAACCTGTTGTGGATTGTAATAATAACGACGAGGAAGCAGAAGTTCCGCCGTATACAGATGCGGCAGTCAGTGACGTAAGCGTAGGCGTTGCAGAATAAGAAGGAGCGGCACCAACACCACCAGAAATAAGAACCGACCCCGTAGCGACATCAGCCAATTTGGATAAAGCGGTTGTGCTTGAAGCGTAAAGAATATCACCAATCGCATAAGATGATTGACCAGTGCCACCATTCACCGCAACAAGTGTTCCAGCTACCGTTACCGCGCCAGTAGATGCCGTATTAGGCGTTAAACCTGTTGTTCCAAACGTAATGGACGTAACCGCAGCCGTTGAAGGTATTGTAGAAGACCAACTTGGCGCAGCACCTGTCGTGGCAAGCAAAAATTGACCCGTTGTACCGGCTGCTGTAATGCCCTGAGCGGTTGTTGATGCGCCATAAACAACGCCATACTGCGTCAACGCGGATGCTTGTCCAGTTCCGCCCGAAGTTACAGGCAATGTGCCAGTGGTCAAGGCAGATGTAGACGTAGCATAAACCGCACCGCCAGACGTAAACGACGTTAATCCAGTGCCGCCATTGGTCGTCGCAAGTGTGCCACTTAGTGTTACAGCGCCAGTAGTTGTCGTGCTTGGAGCAAAACCAGTCGTGCCAGCTGAGAATGATGTTACACCGGCATTAGCAATGCTAATCGTTCCAGAACCATTGGTAATCGTAATGCCGGAACCAGCCGTAATCGTAGAACGGGTAAATCCAGTGCCGTTTCCAATATCAATTTGACCATTGGTAGGTGTCGCCGTCAAACCCGTGCCGCCATTTGCAACATTAAGCGTACCAGCAAGCGTTACCGCGCCATTTGTCGCCGTTGATGGCGTAAATCCAGTAGTCCCCGCTGAGAAAGTTGACACGCCAGAAGATGCAATTGAAATACCACCCGCGCTATTCGTAATGGTGATGTTTGACCCGGCTGTTAACGTCGCAAGTGTATATCCAGTTCCATTACCAATAAGAAGTTGACCGTTAGCTGGAGTAGTTCCAAGAGCAGTACCGCCATTTGCAACACCTAACGTGCCACCTAACGTCAGCGTACCTGAAACCGTAATAGGCCCACCACTAAACGTAAGACCGGTAGAGCCGCCAGAAGCATCAACGCTCGTAACCGTACCAGCACCCGAAACTGTTGCCCAAGTTGGGTTAGCACTGGTTCCACCCGTACGAAGAAGCTGCCCCGCTGTCCCCGGTGATAAAGCCGTCCACTGAGTACCGCTACGGAAAATTAATGCACCTTGAGTTGAGCCAATAACAGCGTCCAAAATGGACGACAGTGAATTGCCGGTTGGAACGCCAGAAACGCCGGATATGTTAGAAAGAATGGCATAGGCACTTACAGAAGCCAACGATAACGTGCGGTTTGCGGAAAGATCGCCGCCGCCAGATAAGCCCGTGCCAGCCGAAATGGTCGTTGATGCCGATGCTGCACCGATATTAGATGGCGTAATTGTCGTGTTTGACGCTGATGTAATTCGGCCATACGTGTCTACTGCAATAACAGGAACAGCTGTCGTAGAACCATAAGTAGATGCAGAAACACCGGTAGTTGGTAATGAGATTGTGCCAGTAGTCGTTATCGTCCCGCCGGACAAACCATTACCAGCCGTAATAGATGTAACCGTACCCGTGCCGTAAGATTGTGCTTTTACGAAAGCCGTAGTGGCCAACGTGGTGCTATTGTCACTCGACGAAGGCGTTGGGGCTGCAGGTGTTCCAGTGAACGTAGGCGAGGCCAAAGGTGCGGCACCCAAAAGGGTCATTGTTTGCGCGACAGTTAGATCTACAGGTTGAGCCGAACCAGCCGCATTGTTGCCCTTGATCGTGTTTCCGGCCATGTTGGCAAGGTAGACGTTTGCCACGCCACCGGCATTCAGGCCAATTGAGCCAGTCGAGGTGATCGTGCCGCCCGAAAGCGGCGAAGACGCCGTAATCGACGTTACGGTGCCGCCATTGGCGTTTAAGTTGGCAATTTGCTGTGCGGTCGCAGATGACGAAACGCCATTCTGCACAACCATGACTTCAGATGATCCGCTAAGGGTCGTAAGAACCGGAAGATTCGTGACAGTCGTATTGCTCATGTCGTGGGTCCAGTCAGCGGTATCTGGTTGTAGTTGTATGGCAAGCCAACCAAGGCCGTAACCATCAAGGTGGTGCCCTGAAGCAACCCTCCAGCAGGTATAGCATTGTTGACCTGATATGTGAAGGCCGTAGCGGTCGTAACCGTCACGCTATAAATGCCATCTGCATTGTTGTTTGTCAGACCTTCAACCGCAATTTGGTCGTTGGTGCTAAGGCCATGCGCCGACGAAAACGTCACTGTGATTGTGCTTGTGCCGGTCTGCGACGTCACAGACAGCGGGGAAAGCACCACACGGTAATGCGACTGGTTTAACAGCGGCATGACGGCGTTCTGATCAAGGCCAGTCGGCTTGCCTACAACTTGAGTTGTGACATTGACCCCGTCTTGCGTGACGATATCCGTTGTCGATGGGATAGGAATGCCAGTCCAGAAGTCAGTTACGGTCGGGGCATTAATCGCGATGCTGTCTGTTTCCGCCGCTGCGTAATCTTGAACGCGTGGGTTCTCGATTGGCACCGGGTCAGCAGGAAGAATAATCGACCTTAATTGAGCCTGAGGAGTGTCCAAGCACGGGCTGCACACCAGAATGCGCTTGTTGATAAGGCCAGCACCTGCATAGTCAAACTGCCATTGCAGTTGATGATGATTGTATAAAAACCCGCAACGGTCGCATTGAGCTGCCGCCCTCGGATTGCGAGAGCTTATTGATGCACGGCCTAATTGAGAAGCATACCCCATTATGCGGTCCTAACGTATTCAAACTTGTGTCCACCCGCGCTTATTCTACTATTTTTCCCCAAGCACAACTCCACAATAGAACTTTTTGATACATTATAAAAACGGGCAGCACTACTTGCCGAAGAAAAAATTTTTTCATCAGTTAAACAATGGACTGGACGAGAATTTTTTAACGGCCCAGCAGCAGATCGCCCTAAAGAATCTTTGCCTTCTATGATTTCATTGTAATTTTTGTTTTTTTTGACTCTTTTGCGTCTTTTAGCATGGGTAAGCTCAATGGATATAATTTTTTCTTTTCTTTCGTTTTCATTAAGGTCTTCGTGGCCCCATACAAAATATAACCCCTTTGAATATCTTTCACGCCCGTTGCAAGCTTGAGTTACGCACGACAAAGAAATATCATAAAAACTTGCAGCATCTTGAGCTGATTCAAATTTTTTACCATCATTAAGGCAAGTTAATGACTTTTTATTCCAAGCGGTTATGCCCGAAGTTCCTTCCCCACCGTCTGTTTTGTTGGCTAATTTAATGTTTTTTGAACGCCAAAATGCAATCCTTTCAATTTCAATATCAAATGCTTCTTGCTCTTCTAATCCGAAAGCAAAAATTTTAACATCAATACCAAATCCTTGTTCAAACATTTTCTTTTGAATGGATTTGTGATGATTGTTTCGGGTGTTCATTATATAAGCTCGATTACCTTTGCCTTTACCAACGTAAAAGCAAGTATTTGTATCAAGACGCCAATGCTCGTAAACATAAAATAAACCGGTCACCGAAAATACCCCTGAATTTGAGGGCTTATGTACTGCTGCGCCGTTTCCACATTCTGCTCGGCGGCAACGGAATAAGCCTCATCAGCCAGCGGCTTCAGCAACTGCACCTTTGCGGCATTCCAGATGATGGCGAGGCGCAGAGCCAGATTGTAGGCAAACGCTTCCAGCCAGAGGTACGGGATTTCGACCGTCTGCCCACCGGTGTAGGCCGCGTCTTGGATTTGGCGGACGCGGTAATACTTCAGGGTCTGCGATGACGTGCCATCCGGCACCGGCCACAGTGTCACCTGCGGTGCAATGAGGCGGTCCATCCAGAACACGGTGGGGAAGCCCACCTGCTGCTTGTTGGGATATGACGCGTACTCGGTGCGCGAGACCGGCAGGATGATGCGGTCGATGGGCTGCGAACCATTCGTGGTGTTTTCCACGTATGCGTCGAGCATCACGACGGTGTTTGGGTCAATCGAGTACGTGGCCGCTGGCGTCGAGGTCGAGATCGTGCCGCTGGTGGAAGTTCCAACAACGGAGGATGAAAAGGACACCGAACCGTTGGAACTCGCCGTAACCGTCTGCAAACCGTCTACAATGCCGGTGCCTGCCACGGTGATCTGTGTACCTATTGTGTATACAGGGGTGTTGGGCGTGGCATAGGTCAGCGTGGCCGTTGAACCGTTGCCGGTAGCCTTGGTAATCGTTGGGGTCTGGTTGAAGTTTACCGTCACGAGATCGACGGCCCACAGGTTTACGCCCCGGTTGGCCCAATTGGCCAGCAGCAGGTTTGTGGACATCCGTGCGGCTTCCATGTGCTCTTGGGCAATAGCCGTATTGCGCACTTCGCAGAGGTTGTACGCATAGAGTACAATCTCGCCGAGCGACGGATTAAACGTGTAGGTGCCGCTCGTGGCCATTAGAGAGTTCCGTCATTCGCAACCAGAACGCCCTCACCAAATGCGCCAACAGCATATGTTCCTGCGTTTGTATTAACGCGAAACTGGATGTCTGTTTTTTCCGTATAAATCAGCGGATATTGCCGATGAATGTCCAAGATGCTGGTAAATGGCGACTGCGCTACGTTGAGCGCGACCTTGGAATTGGCATTTTGCTGCCAGTTAGTAAAAGTCAGGTTGTTAGAAGATGTGTATGGGTTAGATGCAAACACGTCGATGCGGTTCAAGAAGAACGAGTAACCCGCTGGCACCGTATAAATTGCCATCTGTGTCTTACCGACACCAATAGCAATCTGTGCATAGGTCGTTCCGCCGTTCTTAGCCGTAATCGTGCCAACATTTGAATTGCCAAGCGTTGCAACGCTGGTGACAATCATGCTGTTGATGCGGAAGAATGCCGTGCCGTTGGTGGCCGTACCGGAAGTGCCGCCGGAGAATGTCACCGTATCGGTCACGACAGCGTAGTTCGCATCCAAACCAGTAACCGTCATGGTCAAGGTTTCAGATGCCGAGCTGGCATATGTCATCGTTAAGGCAGAGGTTGGGTAGGTATAAGTAGATGCATTTTCCCAGACTGGGATGCTGGTAGTCGTTACAGAGGCCTGATAGCCAAAAATGTTGACCACGTTGTGAAGCGTAATCTGGCTACGAGCTACCTGTAGTTCAAACGGTTCATTGCGACCCGTGCGAGTGATGGACTGGTTAACAGCGCCCGTTGATGTAAAGGTGGTCATGATTATTTGCCTTTTTTACGCGCAACTGCCACATTATCGACAGCGTTAGGATATGGCCGACCTGCGGCCCTTGCACTAGCCTTAGCACTTTGCTCTTGCTTGTGCGACAAATGCTTTGTGTGATGGCCCTTGGGAAGCTGTTTGTCCCAGAATGGTTTGTCGGACATTAGCAACCCCACTTGCGAAGTGATTTGTTGATCCGGCTATCGGGATCGGCGGCTGCAGCAGCACCGGTGAGCTTTCGCTTCATCCCAGTCATGCGGCTGCAAAAATTCTCGTGGCGCGGATTATCGGAATCTTTGGTTGGAGCCTTGAGGTGATGACCTTCCGCACGAGCAGATTGCCTACCGCGTTCGTTAAGCCCACCAGATGGCGATTTACCTTCGGAACGCGTCCATGCAGCGGTCATATGAGGCTCCCTATAGAGAAAAGGGGAGCCGAAGCCCCCCTCGACTTTTTACTTGCCGTGCTCTTCTGACTCGTAAGAGTGGTGGCCCTTAGGCTCCATACCCTTGTGAGCAGACGACAGTGGGTTCATGTTCGAACCTGAAGCGCGGCCACCCGACTTGCGTGGGGCGCGGTCTGCACGATGCTCGGCCTTGTGGCCTTCGTGGTGACCGACGTGCTTCTTTACCTTGCCGCCGTGCTTACGCTTGTCGGCTTCCTTGACGACGTTAGAATTGCCGCCTTCATAGACGTCATGTGGAGCTTCGTCAGAAGCCCAATGACCTTCCATAGGCGATTCTACCTTGCCACCCTTCTTGTGCTCTGCACGAGGATGCTTGTGATGCACACCGGCTTCCATATGGCCGTGGTGATGTCCTTTGTGACCCTTCATGGCTCACTCCTTAGAAGTTGTAGTATTGGGTTGAGCCAAACAGACCCGTGGTATACGGAGCCATGTAGGCCTGCGGGGACTGACGAACGATCAGCTTGTTGGCACCGCTGCTTGAGGTAGCGGCGTAGGTTCCACGAACGTCTGCCGTCGTTGCCGATGGCGTGGTACGGTCAGCGGGGAGATAGCCCGTTGCAGCAGTGACCAAGGTCGAGGCAACCAAAGAGGTTGCATAGTTGACAATGATGTCACCGAACGTATCCGAACGAAGTGGAAGACCAAACACGTCAGCAGTACCGACCGAATAGGCGTGGGTCGTATCAGCCGTGCCACCCGAAAGCACCACAGACTTGATATACTTGAACGCTTTTCTGCCGTTAACCGTGCTACCTGCAGTGATCGTAATGGCTTCAGACATTGGATACCCGTAGATATCATAGCCGTTAACCGTTGCGGTTGCGTAAGTAGCACTTGCTGCTGCCGTAATGCTCACTGCGCGACCAAGAAGAGCTTGTGGGCTCCAGTTGGCCATGCTTAACGTCTGAGCATTGTTTGGAACGGCACACTGAGCAGGCGTCTGGTAAGCCAAAGTAACTGTACCAGAAGTTGCCGTCAGGTTGCCCGTAAGCTGGTATGTACCGGTTGTACCTTGCGAAACCGAAGAATAGGTGCCGGTTGTCGTAAGCTGCGCGATAATCTGTGAACCAAGGGCAGTTCCTTGCGAAACCGTACCAGTGGTTGCCAAAATTACCATGCCGGGGCCAATTGGCATCTGGTTGGTCGAAGTCGTGACCGTCAAAATGCCGTTTGAAACCGTACCAGTTACCGATGCATAAGCATCAAGAGCAAGAACCGTGTCAGTTGCGCCCGTATCCGCACGAACAAAATTCGTGGAATAATAAACGCCAGTTGTGGAGGAGTTAGAAGTGACCAACGAGAGCGTTGCACTTGTAGGGTTAGCCGAAGCAACAATTGCTGCCGAAGCCGCCGTATAAGGCACCGCACTCAAGGTCGTGATGTTATCGAACCCAAGCCAGCCAAAATCAATGGCCGCCTGTGCTTCACCCGGAAGATAGGTGTAAGGCAAGCGGGGGTCGAGGAAGCCTGCCCCTGCATAAAACAGGGACGAGCCACCAATATCAGGGTTGTAATCAGCACTTGTGGCAGCTTGGCCAAAAGCGATGAGAGGACCAGTGAATGCGTCTACAGCCATAGTAACTTCTCCTTACGAAGTTGGGAACGAACCGTAGATCGAACGCCAGTTGTAATAGCCAAACGAGTAACGCTCATAACCCTTTACAAGTAGATTATCAGTAACAAAATCCACTTGCATGTCAGTTTCGAACTTTACGCGCTCCATATAGGCTAAACCGTCGATGTTGGTAAGTAAGAACCAAGCATATGGCGAGGTCAAGAAGTCGTTGACCATGTAACCTTCTGGAAGACCACCGGCAGTCGTCATCAACGCGTTGACATCGTTGTCAGCAGTACCCGGACGCAATTCAGTCTTCAGAAGACGGATTGCAACTGGCTCCAACTGAGGAGGGATAATCAACTTGCGACCACGAGCAAACACCTTCAGACCGGCCTGATCCTTGAAGTTCGTGCGGATTGCGATCATCGCATTCAGCAAGGTGGCTTCGTTAAGATCAACCTGCGTGGTTGGGGTGTTGGCAACCGTACCGCCGTCGATAGGATGCGCCGTGGAGCAGAGTGCCACACCGTCGCCGCCGACCGCTGCATTGTAGGTCGTTGCCGTATTCAAGAGGTTCGCGCCGTAGATTTCCTTGGTCTGCTGGAAAGATTCCATCAAGCCGAGGTTCGAAGGGGTGAACTGGGTCTTGTAGAGGTTGTCGTCGATTGCCTTACGGGTAATCGCGTAGCCGAGAGCAATTTCAGTGTGCTCTTGGTTGTACACAAAACGCTCACCCGAGCCCGAATCGAAAGCCGTCTGGCCACCTTCGCTCTTAAGCTGAGCGAGGCCGAGGTAGCGCATTTCTGCGGTACGTTCGAGAGCCATCTTCGAATCGTGCTTAGTGAAAATCTTGTCGTACTGAGATGGGATCATCTCATACTTGCCTTCAATGCCACGGAGACCGGGGAGCAAAAGGTCTTTAATCTGTGATAGAATAACCATGACAAATTACTCCTTACGAGATGCCAGTTGGGCCAGCGCCATTCGTGCGCCAGACTTCGTTGTTGAAGCCGACGATCAAATTGCAATACTGGGTGGTTGGATCGCCGCCGTTGCCGAACGAGGTGGCATAATCAACAACGATGAATGGATAGGTAACCGTGGTGCCGACCGAGGAGATGTAAGCGCCAGAACGACCGGTCGAGGTGTTACCCGTGCCGATGGTGAACTGGGCATACTGGCCCTGGACGCCAGAAGTCTGGGCGGTAGCCGTACCCGTGATCGGGAAACCTGAACCGGAAGACTGGACAACGAAACGAGCGTTTGGATCATCGATCACATATGCTTCGACGTCGTAAGAGCAATCCGAACCCGGCCAATAAGACGACCAAACGGTGCGCTTCTGGGAGGTCGAGAGATACTTACAACCAACAAAGATACCGGCGAGAACCGTGGTTCCGGCTGCGGCCTGCGTGATGTAACCGTTAGCTGTGCTAACGACGGGCATTACCGGATCGCCAGTGAAAACTGCCGTGGTATTACCTGAAGCGATTTTGCGGGGGGATTGTGCGAACGTCGGTGCGCCGCCTGCTCCGCCCTGATACTGCAAGAAACCGTAGGGCGCAAAGGTATTGGCCATGACGGGATTCTCCTTTCAGAGAGTTTCCATCATCGCGCACCGAGCCGACTATGAAACGGACATTGTTTTAATCTCCCACACCGGGGGGAGAGCGAGGATGGCAATATAGACACACTTGCATCTATAAGTAAAGGGGGCCGAAGCCCCCTTTTTTATTATTGCTCTGGAACGTACAGATTGTGGTCCTTGGTGATCTTTGGAGCCACCTGAGCGTCCTCGCGGCTGATCAAGCCACCCTTGCCCTTCGGGTCAAGCTGGCCTTCCTTCATGCGGACCTGAGCCCGTGCATTGCGAAGGTCACGAGCCTTGATGTCGTTCGTGATTTCTGCAGGGCGCTCACAAAGCACCATGCCGTCACGCTCGATAGCGCCGACAGCGCCACGGGGCATCATGTCTGGGTGCCGCGAAGTGTCAACCGGCTCCCAGCCCGAACGGGCCATCTTCTGCAAATATGCAGCGTCAACGTAGCCCATGACCGACTTGACCTTCCACTCGTAGGACCAGCCATCCGGTGGGATCGGCGTGGCAAACTTATCGGAACCTTCGTCAACCGTGGCGTTGTTGTGGTCGCGAAGTTCCGCGACACGACGCGCTGCGCGTTCAGCGGAAGTTTCTTCATGCAGCGCTGCCGGGCGCAATGACAAACGGCCTTCGTCTTTAATCGTCTTCATATCCATATTCCTTTCTTAACCAGCCATCCGACCGGATTTTACGAGTGCGACTTTATTTTGGGCGTATTCTTTCGGCGTCATGCCCATGTCTTTTGCAGCTTCCTGCTCGGCACGGGACAGAGTGACGACGTTTGGACGACCCCCGGTGCCCGTTCCAGAACGGGACACAGGTGCGGCAGGCGGTGCAGATGCCCGACGGCCCGAGGTTGATTCCGAGGCTTCTGACATGGCTGCTTCCTGACGCATGGGCGCTTTATTGATGTTGAGGCGATTTTCGAGGAAGTTGAAGTAGTCTGGACTATCCGGCTGGATGCCATCATCGAGCGCGTCGAAGTGCGCCCTCTCAAGGCGCTTGGCACGGCGCTCGTCATTGACCACATCTGGGTTGTTGCGAACCCATTCAGCCGACTTTGGCGTCAATTGTGCTGCCAAGGCCTCTACTTTGTTGGCTACGGGGGCTTTAATCTGCGCCTCGTAGTGCTTTTTGCCTTCAGTAATCTGCCGAAGGTTGTTTTCCGTCTGGTTGATGGCCATCAGGATGTCAGCTTGGGCGTCAGTGTCGCCGTTTGCCACCGCTTCGCGAAGATTTGCCTTTAAAATCTCCTTATTGCGGCCTTCCGTCTCGATTGCGGTATTCAACATCCGCAAATCGCTGTCTGCCTTGTCGTTTGTAGCTACACGAGCCTGCTGTTCGGCGCGTTGACGGGCAGCTTTCTCGGCTTCAAGCTCACGGCGAAGGGCTTCAATGCCATCATCGACCGTAATTTCTGGTTTTGTCTCGATTCTTGGCTCTTCTGGAGCCTCCACGATGACAATGTCGTCCTCTGGGGCTGTTTCCAGCTCCAATTCTACCTGATTGTCTTCCATTTTTATCTCCTTACCACACTGAATCTGGGTGCTTTACGCGTCCACGGATCACGACGTCGTCCATGAGACGGCAAGGCTGGCCATTAATGGCAACAGACCAACCATCAGATGGGCGAAACACAACCCAATCGCCTACATTGACGTCCGCATCCTTAAACCAACGACCGGTTTCGTCTTCAAAGGCAGACGGCCCCTTCTTCACGACAAGGCCAACTTTGCCCTGATACTTGTCTTGCTCGGTCGTTTCGTCCGCCAAAATGATGCCGGACTTGGTTTTGTTGGGACGAATGTAGATTGCAACGAGAATGTTGTTGTTAAACACTTCGACTTCGTTGAGATCGCCGAGGCTGGCCAACAAATCTTCCTTAAAATTGTCAGCATGTGTCATCTTCATAGGAGGCATTAGAATTTCTCCGCATTGGTTTGGGCGATATCAAACATTTCTTGAACTGCGCGGAAGGCCTGAACCATGCCCACGTACTTCTGATATGTTGCATAATCGGCCACGTACCCCGTGGAGATGTAGCTAACGATCTTCTTCTCTTCTTCGTCGATTAACTTTCGCAATTCGTTTGCGAATTTCGCTGCTGTAGTTTGCATATTGCCCTCTTTAACCCCTTGTAATGATAGACCGGACGCCCCAAGGGGCTGGAAAGGCGTCCGGTCCTCTCTCATCCGGGCGGTTGCGAACCCCGCCCAGAGAAACTTATTTGCCGCGTGGCTTTAGGCC